GGGTGCAGTGCTCTCGTTGACGGGGGCGGGTATTGCTCTAAGCACAAGCGGGATGACTACCGGCGGCAGGATGAGCACAGAGGATCGGCTGCCAGCCGTGGATACGACAGCACATGGCGTAAGACGCGCATCTGGTACCTCAGACAGCGCCCACTGTGCGAACGATGCGAAGCGCAAGGGCTCGTCGTGGTGGCGATCCTGGTGCATCACCGCGACCACGATTCCAAGAACAACACGGGCGAGAACTTCGAATCGCTGTGCGTGCCGTGTCATGAGGAAGAGCACAAGAGTGAAAGGTTTGGACGCAATGGCTGACGCTTTCTGGGGCAAGGTAGAACAGACGGATGGCTGTTGGGTCTGGACTGGCTGGATCAACAACAAAGGCTACGGCATTGCCGCGGTGGGGAAGAAGCTGGCTAACGCACACCGCCACTCTTGGACGATCCATAACGGACCGATCCCCGCAGGCATACAAGTGCTCCATCATTGCGACAACCGATGCTGTGTCAACCCGGATCATCTGTTTCTTGGAACCCACAAGGACAACATGGCTGACATGGCGGCGAAGGGACGGGCGGCAAGTTCACCCGGTATCAGCAACCCTTCTCACGTCAAGCTTACAGAGCACGATGTGCGAGAGATGCTCGGGCTGAGAGAAGCGGGAGCAAAGGTACTAATCCTAGCCGCGAGGTTCGGCGTGTCAAAGGGAATGGTTCAGCACATCTGCCACGGACGCAAATGGGCGCACATCGCTGCATAGGGGAGGGGGGGCTGAAATCGCTTCAGCCCACCGCCAGACGACCGCGAGGGTAGCTTCGCGTCGCCGCAGCCAAAAGTCAAGTTAGGGGTATCCGGCACCATGGCACGAACTGGAAGACCACGAAAACCGACCGGCCTCCACGTCATCGACGGCACAGCGCGCAAGGACCGCATGCTGCCCAACGAACCGAAGCCCGCGCTCGTTCGCCCCTCGTGTCCGGCGTGGCTGACACTTCAGGCCAAGCGCGAGTGGCGCCGGATTGCGAAGGAGCTCGAGATTCTAGGCTTGCTCACACGGGTCGACCGCGCGGCGCTCGCTGCCTACTGCCAGTGCTACGGGCGCTGGTGGCAGGCTGAGAAGGTTATCCAGGAGCGGGGCTTCGTCACCGAGGTCTTCCGCCTAGATGCTGAGGGTAACGAGGTCACGTCCTACCTGCAGCAGCGGCCCGAAGTCTCCATCTCGCGGAACATGCTGATGCTGATGAAAGCCTTCCTCACTGAGTTCGGCATGACCCCGGCAGCGCGGACGCGCATCAATGCGAAGCCGCTGGAGGACAAAGGTGCCAAGACTAAAGAGTTCCTCTTCGGCTCGCGCGGCGCTTGAACTGAGGAGTACAATCGTTTCGTACCAAGGTCGTCTAAATCGGCTAGGACTTGATCACGGATGTTCGACTCATCCCCTTGGTACATTTGCCCGTGACAGCGGTAGTTCAGTTGGTAGAACGCCTGAGCGGGTCAAAGCAGTTGTCGCGACCTGCAAGACCCATGTGCGATGGATGTCGGCCGTTCGAGTCGGCCCCGCGGTCCTGCGATGAAGCCCCAAACCTTTGCCGCGGCGCTACCGGCTGAACGCCCCCTCGGCAAGTATGAGGTTTTGGCCTATGCGAGGGCCTAGCTCGATCAAAAGCATGGCCACAAGCGCGGCTTGTGGTTCGACCGGGCGGCCGCTGACCACGTAATCGCCTTCGCCGAAAACTACTGCCGGCACTTTGAGGGCGAGTGGGCCGGCCAGCTTATCAGGCTCGAGCCCGAAGAGAAGTTCATTCTCTCGGAGCTCTTCGGCTGGAAGCGGGCGGATGGCACCCGGCGGTTTCGTAACGCCCTGGTCGAAGTCGCGCGCAAGTTCGGGAAGTCTCTCCTTGGGGCCATCGTCGGCCTCTATCTTTTGGGTCCGGACCAGGAGCCCGGCGCCCAGGTTTACGCGGCGGCGACCAAAGAAGAGCAAGCGCGCATCGTCCACGACGCCGCCAAGTCCATAGTCGACGCCTCCGATGAACTGGGGGAGAACTTCCGGGTCTTCGCCAAGGCGATTACCTGCCCGACCATGGGGGCTACGTTCAAGCCGATAGGGGCCAACTCCAAAAAACAAGACGGCATGAACACGCACGGGGCCATCGTAGACGAGATTCACGCCCACACAGACCGTCGTGTGTACATGAAACTCAAGACTTCCATGGGAGCCCGGCGGCAACCGCTGACTTTCGTCATCACAACGGCGGGTGTCTACGACCCGGAATCAATCGGCTGGGAATTGCACGAGGACGCCATCAAGGTCATGGAAGGCGTGTTCGAGGATGACGCCTTGTTCGTGTACATCTGTGCAATGGACGAGGGCGACGACTGGACCGCTCCGACGAGCTGGTGGAAGGCGAATCCGAACCTCGGAATCTCAGTCAAGTGGGATTACGTCCGCGAGCAGTGCGAGGAAGCCAAGCGGCGGCCGTCTTTTGAGAACGAATTTCGCCAAATGTACTGCAACGAGTGGGTCGAACAGGTCGAAAGATGGCTGCAAATGTCGGCCTGGAAGGCATGCAATGGCCCCCTGCGCGAGCTCGGGGGGCGTGTTTGTTACGGCGGACTAGACCTTTCGAGCAAGCTGGACCTCACATCCTTCTGCCTGGACTTCCCTGACAGCGATAAAACACACGATTTCCTCTGGCGCTCCTGGATTCCCGAGGCTCGAATCCAGGAAATGGAGCGCTCCCTCACCGGCCGGGTGCCCATGGCCCAGTGGGTGAAGGCGGGCTTCCTCATTCCGACGCCGGGCAACGCGGTCGACTACCACTTCATCCGCAAAGAGATAAACGAGCTGGGCACGCAGTACAGCATCAAGGAAATCGGCTTCGACCCCTTCACCGCCTGGCAGTTGGCGCAAGAACTAGCCGACGAAGACGGCTTCACGATGGCAGAGACACGGCAGGGCATGCGGACGATGTCCGAACCCTCCAAGGAGTTCGAGCGGTTGCTCGTAACCAAGGAAATGCGCCACGGAGACGACCCGGTAGCCCGTTGGTGTGCCTCCAATGCGGTCATTCGGCGCGACTGTAATGCCAACTACATGCCCGATAAGGCCAAGGCGACGGGCAAAATCGACGCGATTGTGGCAGCGATTATCGCGCTCAGTCGGTCGATGCTATACCAGGACGTGACGAGCATCTATGAAACCCGCGGCATGGTGGGGTGAACCTTTGAAAAAGCTCGATTCGTGGGACGCTTTGGCAGTGGTTTCCACCCTCATACTGGGCGCCGGTGTCTGGTTCGTCTACTTCCCGGCGGCGCTCATGTTCGTGGGCGCTATCGGCCTGGCCTTCGCCGTCCTTGCCGCCGGTGGTAAGCGCTGATGGGTGTCCTCTCCCACGTCATAGAACGGCGCTCGCTCGCTAACCCGGACGCGCGGCTCATGCGGCTCTTCGGGGTGGTCGAATCGTCCGCCGGTATCGCGGTCAACGAGAAAACGGCTCTCGGCCTAAGTGCCTGGTGGGCTTGCATCCAGGTAATCTCGGAGGACGTTGCTGGACTACCGCTGCTCGTCTATAAGCGCCTGGATCCCAAGGGCAAAGAGCGGGCCACCAGCCACCCGCTCTATGACGTGCTCCATAACGAGCCCAACCCCGAGATGACGCCGATGACGTTCTGGCAGACCCTCACCGCGCACGTGTGCTCGTGGGGGAACGCCTACGCAGAGATCGCGTTTGACAAGAGCGGCTACGTGGAGGCTCTGTGGCCCCTTCGCCCAGATCATTGTTGGCCGGAGCGCAAGAACGGAGCCATCCGCTACAACGTCACCATTGAGAACAATGGATACACCCTCCCGCCCGAGCGGGTGCTTCATATCGTGGGGCTCAGCTTCAACGGACTCAAGGGCTACTCGCCCACGCACATGGCCATGGAAAGCATCGGCCTCGGGCTCGCGGCCGAGAAGTTCGGCGCGACCCTGTTCAAGAACAACGCCCGCCCGGGTGGGTACCTGAAACATCCGGCCAAACTGTCCAAGGAAGCACAGGAACGCCTTATAGTCTCGTTCGAAGACCGCACGATGGGTCTCGAAAAGTCCCACCGTCTTGCGGTCCTGGAAGAGGGCATGGAGTTTCAAGAGGTGGGGATGCCACCCGAGCAAGTGCAGTTCCTGCTCACTCGCCAGCACCAGGTGGAAGAGGTCTGTCGCTGGCACCGGATGCAGCCACACAAGATTCAGCACCTGTTGCGCGCCACGTTCAGCAACATCGAGCAGCAGTCATTGGAACACTGGGGCGATACCATCCAGCCCTACTGCCTTCGTGGGCAGCAAGAGGTCACCCGCAAGTGCCTCACACCGAAAGAGCGGAAGACCTACTTTGTCGAGTATCTGCCCGACGCCATCCTGCGCATGGACACGAAGGCCCGATATGACGCTTACGCCGTGGGCCGTCAATGGGGCTGGCTATCAGCCGACGATGTGCGCGAGCGCGATAACATGAACCCGGTCCCGGGCGGCGACACCTACCTCGTGCCTCTGAATATGATCCCGTCCGATAGCGTGAAGCCGATTCCGCCCGGGGGCGAGCCGAAGCCCGTTCCGCCCGCGCCCAAGGCCGCGCGCGCTCTACCCGAGCAGCGCTCCGGTGAAGCGCGCCGGCGTCTCTCCGAAGTCTATCGCGGCCGCTTCGAGCAGACATTCACGAACATCATCAAACGGGAGAAGAGGGAGATTCTGCAGGGCGCGGAGAAGGCTTTCACGCAACGCGACCAGACTGACTTCGTACGGTGGGCGCGGGAGTATTACGACGAACTCCGCAAGAACGGTTTTCACGGCAATGAACTCTGGGGCCTCTATTCTTCCTTCGCGTCGGCCATCGGGCAGGAGGCGGCGGCAGAGATCGGCGCGACCTTCGGCATGACGCCCGAGCTTGAGGTGTTCATGCGCGCCTACGTGGAAAAGTACGTCGACCGTCATATCGGCATGAGCATGGCCTCCATCCTGGAAGCCATCGGCCAGCCGGACGGCGACCCCTTGGAACTGCTGAAAGTGAACCTCGACAAATGGGATTCGCGCCCAGCCGAACAGGCCCAGCGGGAAACGAGCAGAGCCGCTAACGCGGTCGCCCGCGAGACGTGGGTTCGTGAAGGGATCACTAAGTTCGGCTGGCAGACCAACGGCGACAACTGCCCCTACTGCAACCACCTGAGCGGCAAGATCGTAGGCATAGAAGGCTCGTTTGCCGCTAAGGGCGAGCACCTAAATGACCTGGATAATCCTGAGAACTGGATGAGCTTTTCATCCAACATCTACCACCCCCCCGCTCACGGGGGCTGTGATTGCCAAATCGTGGCGATAGCCGCTTAGGAGGCGAGCATGAATGGCCAAGCAATGAAGATAGGCGACATCGAAATACGCGCCTTTCCACTTTCGGAACTGCGGGTGGTAGGCGGGGGAGACGAGGTCCGCAAGATCGTCGGGCATCCGGCGGTCTTTAACCAACTCTCCGAGGATCTGGGTTGGTTCAGGGAAAAGGTTGACCCGGGCGCATTCGCTAGGACCATCCTGAGCGCCGATATTCGGGCACTACAGAACCACGATCCGAACTATGTCCTTGGCCGCAATCGAGCGGGCACACTTACCCTGGCCGAAGATGAAACCGGCCTTACCTTTGAAGTGGTTCCGCCCGAGACTCAATGGGCGCGTGACCTCATGACTAGCATGGACCGCGGCGACATCAACCAGATGTCGTTCGGTTTCCGGGTAGTCAAGGAACGCACTGAGGGCACATTCGGCCAACCCATCCGGGTGCTCGAAGAGGTCGATCTCT